GATTTATACTAGATCACTGTTGCTCCATGTCTTCTAGCTCCTCATCGAGTTCAAGCTCATCTTGCTCATCATCCTCATCCTCATATGCCTCCATTCCGTCAATCAGTATTGGTCTGGCCTCTGGGCAAAACACCCGGGGTTCGACAGCATCCAAAGCCTCCGCCAAAGCCCCGACAGACTATCGTGGTTCTGGTAGGACCCAAATCACGCTCCGCGTAGATGGCAAGGTTGCTGCCGGCCAGTGCTGGTTTGACGAGTTCTCTATCCCTAAAGGTGTCAGGTTACGCGTGACGCTTACCGGCGATGAACATACTCATCCTCTGGCTGCCGCCGAAAGGCGGTTTTCAGAGTGTTATGTGGTTCAACATGTTCTTGCCGATTACGCCCGTACTGGCGACACAGTGGATATTGTGGATATTGGTGGCAGTGCTCCTCGTCACAAAAACCGCCAATGGAACCTTTGGTCGTGCTGTCCTCTACGTGAAGTTGATAAAGATCCTTATTATCAAAAACGTCGCGAAAAAGAGAACTGTGCTTTCTTAGGTCCTGCTGGTGCTTTGGGTGCGTACTGCAACCACAAGGTTGAGGAGTGTACTTGTCCTGCTGTGGTGAAAGCTCCCGCCTTCATCATGGTACACGTTTACACCTTAGCTACTCAAGGCTTGCTCAAGCTTCTCTTGGAAAGACGGCGAGTCATTAGTTGTCATCATCACTTAGAAATCGGTGCGTTTTCCCTTTATGGAAAGGAAATATCAGTCACCGTTACCAACACTCCTGATGGCAGCTGGTATGACTTTGCTGTCGGCACAGACGGCTCCAAGGTAGAGCATTACCGTCATGGTTATCCTGACTATTTCCAAGGTCCTGTTACCCTTAATGGATATGTCATTTGGAACCGTGAGATTGCCAAGTTTGGTCACACCGTTGTGACTGAGTTTGGCATCACTCCTCTCGGTAAGTTCTCTTCCGTGCTTGCCCCGTCTGTTCGACAGACCGTCCAACAACCCGCGTCTGTTGACGTTCTCTGCCCGCCACCTGCAGACAAGCCCGTTCTTGTTCCATCACCCGTTCGGGCTGTCTTGCTCCCTCCTGCCGATTACACTGAGGAACCAATTCCTGATGGCGTCCGCCTTAAATGGCGTGGCGTGTCTCGAACCAGTACCGGTGTTCAATACGGCGGAGTCGATGTCCCTCAAGATATGATCGACTTCGTGGCTTCTAGATTGTCAACAACGTCTCGAGAACCCTCCGTAATCAACAACATGAAAACTTCCCTCCAGTCTGAAGCTGCTCGTTTGCTCAGTAAGGGAGAACCGGCTGCCAAAGCTTGGAATGACCCCCGTGTCCAGATTGCCGCACTTACTATGGGCAGTGAATGGACTATGGATCTTGAAACCAAGTCTGCTGCAGTCATGATTCCTGTTGTTGCTAGAGCTTCCGCCATTCTTGGCCAAACTGATCAGGGTATTCTTAGGATGCGTGCGTGGTTCGCTTCCACTTGGGTCGCTAACAACAAATGGACTTTTTTAGTTCAGTGCGCCATGTTTTGTGCTGTTATGTTGTTATGCTTCTTGATTGGATTGTCGTACTATGCATTCCCTACTCACCCTACAGCTCCTAAAGTCGTCTATTACCAATATGATCTTCCTTTTGGTTGTGTTCACAACACCACCGTTAGGTTTGACGATTGGACCCAAATTCCTCGCGACGACTTGATTCAGATCTATAGAAACTGTTTTCATTTGAAAATCGTTAACACCTTTCGTCCCATGTACGACTTGCATGTGTTCCTTGACAAAACTAATCTCTACCGTTTTGGTTGGATGATAATTGTTACTCTTGTTGAAGAATACTTGTTTTCGTTAAGCTATTTGTTCCGGTCTATTGTTGCTTTCCTAGAAATGGGTTTGTACCGTACACCGGGGCCAATTTTAGGGCATGTGTTGTTGGCGTTTGTGGCCATGCGTTCCTCCACCTGGTCATCAATGTTACATGTTTTCATTAATCTGGTCCTCCTAAGCAGTTCCCTGCCGCCGTTAGCAATAGGAATGGCGTCCCAGTGGCCCCTTTGGGGGCTTTCTGCATTCGCATCCGCTGCTGACTTGCCTCGGGTTGATCTGCCAACTCCCGTGTCTCCTTACTCCGACGATGATTTCTTCTTCGTTAGTTTGGACACCAAACCAGTTCCCCGACTCACCAACTTCCAACAAATGGCTCCGTTGTTCTCCATCCAACCTATTGTCCCTAGTAATTGTCAACAAATGCAAGCGTCTGGAATTTCCGGACGTCTCTTGGCTTTTTACAATCGCAATATGGACGAAGATACAGTTGAGCAGTTTTGCAAGTGGTTTTCTCGGGATGTGTGGTTGAGCAAATTTGATCGCGATGGCAAACCATTGCCCCCTATGAAGCGCCTCGTTCCATTGACTTTTGAAGCGTGGAACTCTCGTTACCCCTCGGGTGTGCAAAAGGCCAATCGCGATGCTCTGGAGTACCTCAATAAAAATGGATGGAACAAGAAGATGTCTACACATCATAAGGCATTTACCAAGATTGAAAAATATCTCAAGACTGCCCCTTTCTGTCCACGAATAATTGAGCCGTGCTCAGCTCACCACAATGTAATTGTTGGTCCGTTTTTAACCCGCGTTATGCTTGAATTGAAGAAAAGGTTACACAGTCGGCATTGGTTGTTCTATGCTTCCGGCTGTACTTCCGAAGAAATTGGTGCTTATCACACATATGCTGACTTAATCATGCCTGGTTGTTATTTCGACGAGGCTGACCGAAGTCGTTTTGATTCTTCGATTGGTCCTGAACTTCTTGTCGCTGAAGCGCTGGCTTATAGACGATGGGGCTGTCGTCGCCGTGTTTTCCGAGCGGTCCTTTCGGCCGCGAAGAAAAATGCAGGCAAAACCAACCGTGGAGTGTCCTTTAGTACTAAAGGCCGCCGGGTAACCGGCAGCCAGCAGACCACTTCAGGCAACACCACGCTTTCCTTGACTGCCCAAGCTTTCTTCCTGGAGCGGTATGCCAGAAAGAATAAATTGGATTGGGATGCTCATTTAGAGTATTTCGCATCACAAGGGCGCATCGGCGCTCCTCTTTGTATGGTTATGGCTGCAGGTGATGACATTGTCATCTATCTGCATCCTTCAATGGAAGGATATGACCCCACTGCCGAACAAGCTATTGGATTCAATACAAAAGCAAAACGTCGATTCAACCATGAAGATGTCGAATTCCTATCCAGTCATTTCTACCGTATTCCAACCACGGATGTCGGGCTTTCTGTCAACACTTCCTGGCTGTTGTTACCCAAAGTTGGGCGACAAATGGCCAAGTTTGGTGCTGACATTGAGTTTGACCCCAATCCGAGGTTGAAGGCCCAAGCGGTTGCTTGTGGCGTTCAGTCTGAATGGATGCTCTTACCCATTCTTCGTGCACTTGTTACTGCTGCGTTGTCGCTGTCCATGTTGGAGAGATTCCTGAGTTGGTGGAAAGGATACAAGCCCGATTATCGGGATCATCGTGTCCGTGTGACTCATAGTCACGCCACTTCTTGGATACTCTCCGGCTTTTTAAAAGACATGGTCTCACGATGCAAGCAGTTGCCAAGTTGGAAACAACCATTGCGGATGCTTCGTGGGACACTACAATTCTTGATGCAACTGCTCACCAGGTTATACTTAATGACATTGCTTAACATAGTTATGTTGTTATTTTGTGCTCCGGCCTCTGAAAAATTAGTCGTATTTACTATGTCTGATTCTAAAACCGTCACCGTAATCAAGAAACCGCGTCGAAAACGCACTGTAACTGTTGTGAAGTCCAAGAAAACTGGACGTGTGAAGAGACGAGTCGTAAAGGCTCCACGGAAGGGCGCACAAGTTTTGGGTTCCAAGCTGGCTCGTAACGCTGAAGGCTACTATGCTTCGGTATATGAGCCTTGGCGATTCAAGAATGTGCGTTTGCCTGAAGCCGATGCGATGCCGTCTGCCACCATTAGTACTGTCGACCAGCACGTGCTGACCCCTCTTGGCTCTGCAGGAGGTGCTAAGTGTGCCGGAATGATCATTTTCCCGAACTTGGCCGACCAGTATTCCATCATCACCGCTAGTGTTGATGGTATTCCAGAAAACGCAACATGGGGTGGTTCAGCAGCCCCCCAGTATGCGTCAATTAGCACCAACATGTATTTGTACCGCGTCGTCTCACAAGGCATAACCTTTGAAGACATGGGAAATCTACTCAACAATGGGGCTACTATCTACACTTGTCCTATAGTGCTTGGTATGTACCTTACTCCTTCACTTGCCGTTACTGCGGCTCGGTTGAGTCCCCACTTGAAGATTTACAACGCTTACAATGCTGCACAGCTCTTGTCCATGCGTCACGTTCCCTTGACCAACCAACAAGTTGTTCAGGGGACTGGTGGTGCAATGTGGGCTACTGCAGCAACGTATCGTTTTCCCACAACCTTTACCACCATGGCCGTTCCTTCTCTTGTAGATACGGCCATGTTGATTTGGATTGAAAGCCCCACTGCCACGACCACTGACGCCTTGCAACTTACACTACATGCCAACTATGAGTGCATCCCCTTTGAAGCTGTTTCAGAGCTCTTTGAAAAAGAAAAAGTTGTGTCGACAGATAGTGCTATGGTTGCCGCCGCCGAAACTCTCTCGGCAGTGGCACCACATGAAGCCCCAGGTATCTCCAGTGCTACCGCTAATCGTAGCGGCGGTCCTATGGGTCACTTCATTGTTTCAAAGTCGTCTTCACACCCTCTTACAGCTACCAAGAATACTCCCGTTATTCGGTCGAGTCCTGGCAAAATTCTTGGTGATGCATTTCAAAAGCCACTTGGCAGTTTCGTTGACAAGGTGTTTCCCGAACTTGGTGCTTTTGCATCTGGCTTGGGAGGCATTGCGTCAAGTTTCGGAATTCAACTTCCCTCTCTCG